GCAACCGCAGCTGAGCGCTTCGTCCTCTTGTCTAGGTCATCGGCTTCTTGTTTCAAGCGATGCATTTCGACTTGTTCGCGATTGATACCGTATTTTGGATCAAGCTTAGACTTGGCTTCAAACTCGGCCATGGCTCACATCCCTGGAGGCATCATGCCTGCCGGGTCGCCCATGGGCATCTCTTCCATAGGGGGTGCTTCTTCCATCGGAGGCATACCCATGTCTTCTTCCATACCGGCGTCGGCCTTCATAGCTGCTGCCTTTTCAAGCTGCATGCGAAGTCCGAAGTCCTCGGCCAGCCTCTCGGCGAGCTCTTCTGGGGTCAGCATGGCGAGGTCTTCTCGGTCTTGAGCGGCTTCCCACAGCTCTAAGGCTGCTGCGCTGTCGATTCCGAGGGCTTCTTCGATGGGAGAGAGATCTACACCTTCCATGTTCTCTTCAGCGGGCGCCTCTTCCATTCCCTCTTCGGGAGCGGGGGCATCGCCTTCGATGATCTCGTCTGCAGCGGCGAGCATCTTCTGGATGTCGCTGTCCTGCTCCATAGTCTCGGGGGTCTCTTCCATCTCTTCGCCAGTCTTCGGGTCAACAGCCATGGGGGTCTCCTATAAGAATTATAACTAAAGACTTTCGTCTTCTTCGTGGGGTTCAGACAAGTCCGTTGCGAGCTCGAAGGCGACCTCTAAGCCGTGCATTAGACGCATTTTGTTTGGGACTTTGCATCGGATCCCCGTAGCTCTATCCTCGACGAGGAGCATATCATAGGGAACCAGTTCTCTCACGGTTCTTAGAGACCTGGGCCACAGGCGAGCACGCCGCTGGGCTTCTCTAATGTCTACTGACGTAGTCACTGTCCCCAGCCCCCGGCGTTCTTAGAGGCGGAACCTACGTTCGCCTTAGCTGCTTTCTCTGCCTTAGCGGGGTTCTTGTTCTGAGCCAGCGCTCTACCTCTGGCCTCTCGGGCCTTTGCCTCGGACTTTTCTTTTACCTCGGCGATGATAGCTGGCGTAAGATGGTTGGCCTTCTTCTGGGCCCAAGACCTGTGCTTAATAGCGTCAAGCCTTTCGCCGTGGTCCGCCTTCGACTCAACGACCTTGTTGATCGTGTGTCCTGGGAAGCGCTCTTTGATGATAGCCTCGGCGCGATCGTACTTCTCGCGCGTGTCGCAGTACCCGAGGACGCCCATGTCTACGGGCACGAAAGACTTAATCCCGTCGCCCTTGACTCCGGGGAACTCCCCGTGGGACCAGTCGATTACACGAGCGCTACCGCACTCGGGGCACGGCGGGGGTCCCGCGCTCCTCTTGTAGTACACATGACCGTCTACTGTCTTACAGTCGTCACATCTCAAACCGTTTGCTACCCAACCCACTACAGTATCCTCCTCCTGGCACCTAACTGATATGAGATATCTACGCGTTCGTTTTCAGGAAGTTCTGACCACAGGCGCTGTCTCTCGTAGCTGTTTCGAACATCTGTCCGCCACCTAGGGTGCGGCTTCCGAAGCTTCCACCGGTCTTTCTTATCGACGGTGGAAACCAGCGGAGCTGTCAGGGGAAAGAAGCTCTCGGCAGCCATTATTCTTGTCTCCCTGCCCAGACGACACAAACTCGCTGGGACGCACACTTAAAGTCGAGGGCTTGGCAATACCCAAGGTCTCCGCCCATGATAGCAGTTTCTGGGTCAGGCTCGTCACCTATCCCCATAGCGATGCAGTCACGTGTTTGATCTGTTGTATCAAAGAAGGTGCAGTTACCGCAGCGCATCGTCATGACGTTCTCGACGGTGTCGTTGAACTTGTCTGCGTAGCGCTGCCAGAACTCTTCGTTACCGCCTTCTTCGTCGAGACCTGGATTGGCTGGGCCATACTCCTTGGTGTCGAGAGCGTTCTGGCGGTTCTCGAGGTTGAGCTCAAGGTTCTGTGTAGCCTCGGGGCATTGATCTGCTGTCTGAGCGTCCTGCCTGAGGGCTCCCATCATCTCGTCGTATTCAGCCATTACTTCTTCTCTTTGGCTAAGGCCATTCGTTTCTTTGCAACCATATCGTAGTAGTCGCCAGAGAGCTCTTTACCCTCTTTCTTTGCCTTCTTTACTGTCTCTGCCGTGCTCTTGATCTCCGCGGCTTGCGCGGTCGCTTTCCCCTCGGACATGCCCGCGGTGTACTTGGCGGGCACTCCCTTGTCGTAGGGCTGTGTTTTCTTTGCCATGACTACCTCAGATCTGTGTCGTGTTTCTTGCTTCCCTTGATGAAGCTGTTGACACGACCCATGGCCCACTGGTGCGGTGACATGCCAGGTCGAGAGCCCGAAGAGTAGTATGCACCCATGCCTCGACGGTAGACTTTCTTCAGCTTGCCCGAGCCGATGCCAGACTCCTTGGCTTTGTTGCTAAGAGTCTTTAGGGTCTTCTCGCTGAGCTTCTTACCAGAGCCTTGAGCCTCGTCTTTGAGGTTCTTCTTTTTCTTCTCGTACTCGTCTTTCTTAGCCATTACCATTTCACCTTGTCGGCCCAGTAGGCGGCGCTCATCTTGCCCTTCTTGATGTTCTTAGCGTGTCGAGACTTGAAGCTCTTGCGCTTCTTCTTCATCTTGTCGGACTCGCCTTCCTTGGGCTTACCCGCGGTCTTGGCTCCCTGCTCACCGAAGCGTATGATCTTAAACTTACCACCCTCACACGCCAGAACCATGTGGCTCTTCTTAGGGTGGTTGGGTGTCCTCTTAGGCTTGTTACAGCCTTCAAGGTTGTGCTCAGCCAAGATCTTCTTCTTGCGTACAGCGGTGTAGTAGTCGTCAGCCATTAGTACTTCTTAGAAGTTTTCTGCTTGCTCTTAATCGCAGCTACTTGTTTAAGAGCGTCTTTACGGCTCTTGACCTTGCTGTTCTTTGTGGCTTTGTATCCGCCAGGTACTTTCTTAAGGGGCATTATTCCTCCTTCCAAGTAAGGTGACCGGTAACGTGAATCACTCCTCTGGGCGTTTTCAGAAAAGAGAATCGTTTGCCTTCAGAGTCTTCGAAGATCTCGTAATCCATACCGTCTTTGCTACCTGAGTATACTTTCGACCCTTTAGACAACCGCTCGTAATCAATACCTGAGGCTCTGTAAATGTCAGATGCGTATGCAATATGGCCCTGGTCTTTGCCTGCGTAAGGTCCGTGCTTCTTGGCGTAGTGAAGTGCGTCGTCAACGTGGCGACTCTGCTTTCTCATTTTTTGGAGAATATCAGAAGCTGATGGGGCGTCTCGTTCACCGGGCGCTGCCCCTGCTGGACCCTCGTACATTTGGTCTAAAGAACCCACTATCCTTCCTCTCGGATGGGCGCGTCACCGCCTGCTGCCATGCTGTCTTCCTTAGGCATTACTTTTCCTGTGCCTGTCGTCTTAACCGGTCCATTAAGGTTCTATAGTCGCCGCCCTCTTCAGGGCGTTTCCATGACCCCTGAGCAAAACTATCGGCTTCTTGCTGTGTATCGAAGCTAAACAGCTCGCCTCTTTCCCGCGCCATTTCGAAAGCCTCTGAACCGGCTAACTCGACCCAGTCTTGCGGGTCGGGGCTTACGTTCTCTGGATCTCTCGGGAATAGAGTCGGTAGCGCGTAATTGTCCATCGAAGTCATTAAAACTGTCGACGTAGTGCCGTCCGGGTTCTGACGACTCACGGGTCGCATTTGATGGACTTTTCGGGAATACCGACGGTGCTGCCTGCGCTGCTGCGACATCAGCCTTCCTCTCGGATGGGCGAGTCACCGCCTGCTGCCATGCTGTCTTCTGGGGCTGCCGGCTGAGCCTCTCCACCACCCCCGCCCATTAGGGCTACGAGCTCTGGTGGTAGGCCGCCTTCTGCTCCCATCGGCGGGCCGCCCCCGCCCGGTGCGCCTGCTCCGCCCATCGCAAGCTGCTGCGCCATCTGGGCTTCTGCTTGCGCGGCCATTGCCACATCTTCCTCGGGCATGAGAAGTCCCATCGGGAGACCGATACCCTTCACGATCTCCTCGGTCAGGCGTCGACCGTCGACATTCGGGTCTTGCTGGAGCAGCGGGATGAGCTGAAGCAGTGTCTCTACCATGACTGCTGGGTTGGTCTTGATGGGGTTGTAGCTAACCATCTCGAAGTCTACTTCGACATCAGCGATGGTGGAGATGTCTACCGCAGCCCACTTTCTATCCCCGGCGACACGGATCATCTTTTCGCCCTTCATGTACTTACGGCACAGGTAGAAGCACTTTGCAGCCATGTCTTCCATGGCGTCGTTGATGTGTCCTTCTCGCGTGGCCAGACGGTTCTTCATCTGGGCATCGATGATCGCCATTTCCGTAGCGGTTCGAGCTCCGACCACTTGCCCACGAGCAGCTTCAGCCAGGGCTGAGATGAACGCGGCATCGTCTTCTTGCCGGGCTACGAACTCTTTTACACCCTGCGGGTTCTGCGGGTAGGGCATCTCGTAGAACAACGATCCCAGTGAGCGCAGTGCTTCGGAGTTCTGCGGGGCGATGCCCACGAAAGATCCAGCTGATGCGGCTACTGCCTTGTTTAGATCTTCCTCACTAATGCGCCCGGCGTCGTAGAGGACTCTGGGAATCATAAGATAGGTGATACGCTTCATATGCGTAAGCAGGTCGTTAACCGTCTCTTGCTGGGTCAAGACAAGCTGTACTTCGCTCAGCCCCAGGCAGTCCACGCCCGACTGGTTGAGGCTGAACATGGAGTAGGGGATGTAGTCAATGTCGTCTTCGAACACGACCTTGTCGAGCTGCCTAACGTAGTGCTTGACCTTGTTGGTCTCTCGATCGTAGTACTCCCAGACTGTGATCCACTCGAAGGCGTCGCGAACGGCGTTGGTCTCACCGCGCTGCTTCGAGCCGAGCATCCACTTCGGGAAGCGATCTGGCTGAACATCGTCCAGCTTGGCGTCGTAACGACCAGACTCCACACGGGCTTTGAACTCGGAGAAGGGGACGACGGTGGCTTCGAGCCAGTACTTAATGTCGTCAACGTCGCGCACAGTAAGATCGAAGAACACCGTAGAGGGATCGCAGACCTTCACTACGGGCCTGTCTTCTGTCTTGTTCCAGCTGGTCTTGAAGATGCCTCGCTTACAGAGAACAGCGTCGATCAACGCTGTTGCTGCGCGTCTCCGCATGCGGTTGGAGCGGAAGACGTACTCGAGAAGTCCTGTTACGGACGGCGACTGGTCCTGGCTACGGGCGTTGCGCGGGTTAGCTGCCACCTGGGGGTTGGGTCCCAGAAGAGCAGAAACCGCAGTATCTGCGATAGCATAGATAAGATTCTTAGAACACAGGTGAAGGTTTGTGTTCGTGTCGAGGTCCGTAGACCGCTGCGTCCAGAAGTCTCCCCGGTAGTACCGACGGGCCTTGTCGAAGATCTCCTTCTCCTGGCTCTTGTAGAACTCCAGGTGGCGATCGATAAGAACGGAAAGCTTAGGCATTCTCTTATCCTACGACTCGGTGGCTTTCTTACGGGCAGTGGTCATCGTTCCTCGCAAGCCTGCCGCCTCTTCTACCTTGGCCTTTGCCTTTGCAAAGTCTGCTGCGGCGGTGCCAGAAAACATTTTTCCGCCGTAGGTCTTCTTTGGGTCTTTCTTCTTTGCCATGGTTACATCCAGTTCCTCGGGGGAGGCTTAAAGAGGTTTCCTGCTTCTTTAGTAGACTTGCGCTTGTAGCGGTCCAAGTCTCCTATAGTCAGCTGCCCAGCAGGGCGCTGGTCTATTTCCGGTTGGATATTAGCGCGTGTGAAGTGTCTGCGCGAGAGAATGTCCGCCGCCATGATAGCCGTTCGGGCACGGTCGAAGTGATGCGTGGTACCGTCTTGGCCTTTTACGCGCTTATTATTAGTGCCGTCGTAGTTAACGAGTTGGTGCAACATGCCTCGGGAGATGATGTCTATCTCTTCTTCTCGCAGTAGCTGGACGAGCATCGCTTCTGCTTCCTGAATCCTCTTGGAGGTGGCGTACCATCCGGGGTGGTTCCGATTCGTCCACAAGAGGCTCGGGCACTTCTTGTCTTTAAGAATGGCAATACAGGCCATAGCGTTGGACTCTACGGCTATTAGAGCTCCGTTGTAGTGTCCTTGCACCCTCATTAGTCTTGCGGCAAACCGTCCAGGGTCTTCTCGATCTTCCCAGAAAGCTACCTCTTTTCTTGTAACAGCGTCCCAGACAGTCAGCGCGCTCTTATCTCCAGAGCGACCGTAGCCCGCGGGGTCAGCCGTAATTAGGTAGGAGCTGTTGTTTTCTGGCATGTCTATGACGCAACAACCCAGCGGGCCCTCGGGGGGATCTGGCTGAGACTTTGCCAGCAGCGGCTTTAAGACGTCAGCGGGCATGACGGGTGCGAGAGAGCCTAGCCAGCCATCATACGGGTCGGAAGGGTACTTTGCGCAGAATAGCCGGGAGTCTCCTACGAACTCTGTGTTCAGAGCGCTGCGTCTGAAGGCCATGTTCTGAAGAGTCATGCCGTCGTGCTGCGACATGTAGGTCTCTTCTTCAGAAGTGATGTCGGAGAGCGGAGCCTCTATGGCACAGCTGTTGTCCTTCCACCAACTGAGAAACACGGGGTTAAAGCGACTCTTTCCCTCCAAGGCCATCTGCCACATGCGCTCGTGGTGCGAGCCTGCACGACCAGGCGTCGACTCCAGTATGACGCGGGCATTGGGTCTCTTATTGACTGTCGGGAAGATATTGATAGCGGCCTTCTGCTGCCACTGTGCCTCACCAAACTCGGTGATGACGAGACGGTCGATCGAGCGACCGATGGCTGGAGAGCGCCCACCGGCTGTGAGGACCTTGATTCCTCCGCCGTGGCAGAAGTGCATCTGCGTAGTTCCTGCCTTCCTTCCCTTAGCCAGGGGCACGCGGACGTCGTCGGGGAGTCTTTTATAGGCGTATAAGATACGCTCGAAGATGTCTTCGGCTGTGTCTTGACGCTCTGCGATAAGCAGCCCCTTGACTCCTTCGAGGTACATGCAGTCGCGCAGCAGGAGCATAACGGAGATCGTGGTAATCTTCGCCTGGCGGAACTTGTTGACGATGTTCCAGCGATGTTCATGGTATGCGGTAATCAGCTGTTGCTGTGTGCTGGTAGGGGTCAAGAAACCGCTGGACTCGTCTTCTCTGACAATCTGACACATCGACACGAAGGCGTCGTAGGTAGCGAACATCGCCCGCACCTTGGACTGGTTTAGTGATGCGTGTTGCGTGAGCTTTGCGCCATTCGGAAGGGCTTTTAAATCCATGTGGGTACCTTAACATGATATAAGAGATCGAGAGAAGGAGCTGCTATGGCTATAAGCCCTGAAGTTTTGAACACTACCTATCCAAACCCTGGGCCCAACCGGGCGGATTGGCGGAAGAAGAACCTGAAGAAAGTGGCTAAGAAGCTTCGCGCTAATGACCCTATGACGATCAAGAGTGGTCAGAAGCTGAAGACTTATTAAAATAAAACTACTAAATAGTTGCATCGATTATTTGAACGGTGTAGATTTTCCACAGCACCCGAAGTGTCGTTGAGTAGCCCGTAAGGAGCTCAACATAAAGGCGCATGCGGGCAGGCAAGACAGCCCGGTCAGTTATGACTTTCAGGTTTTGTTTCTCGACTTCAAAGTCGGGGCGTAGAACTCGTTGTGAGCCTGCCGTCCCGCATTTCAAAACAAGGTGCATTAAATGTCCATCTCAACCGAAGTATTGAATACTACGTTTGCAGACCTTCGCGGTCCGCTCGTAAATTCTTTTGTTCGGAGCAATGAGCTGTTCGATGCGCTGAACACCAAGGCTCGCATGCCCATGGAAGGCGGCTCGTTCATCGAGCGTTCCTTCAGTGGCGGTGCTCCAGCTCGCGGTGTCGGTGTATACGTCGGCGATGAGCTCCTCAACATGACCCGTCGCCAGCAGGTGAAGAAGTTCCAGGTGGAGCCTCATCGTCTCGTTGTCGCCGTCAACATCCCCAAGAAGGAACTCCAGATGAACAGCGGCAAGCTTGCTGTGGTTCGTCTTATCGAGGAGTACCCTCAGACGGTGATGGAAGGCGTCAAGGCTGACATCAACGCTTACATGCTTACCGGCGCTAGCCGCGGCATCGTGTTCCAGACGGCTGAGCTGAAGGGTCTTATGACTCTGAACGGTCAGGTGTCGAGCGGTATCGGAACTGGTGTGACCAATGGTCTACTGGACTTTGATACTCCCGCTAACCAGACGGACACGGTTCAGAACGTGGCAAAGAGCTCCAGCTATTTCCACTTCAACCAGAGTGCTGACATCACCAGCTGGGCTACTCACGGGCTGTCGCGTTTGCGTCAGTGCTACCGTCAGGCAGCTCACTATGCTGGCGGACCTGGCAAGGGACCAGATCTCTGCATCATGGATGATGACACTTATGCCAACTTCGAGGCTTTCAAGCGCGATGCAGTCCGCATCCAGCTTATCGAAGACAAGACCGAGAAGAGCAACATGCTCGGACTGGACCTTGGTGTGGCTAAGGTGTACTCCTCCCTGGACTTGGATCGGACCGCTTCGACCTTCTCTGGCGTAGCTAGCGACGGCGTTGCTTACATCCTCAATACTGACTACATCGAGATGCCTATGCACGAGGCTCCAAACATCAGCGAGTTCAAGGAACGAGTTGGTGACCAGGACGTCGTCACAGCTATCTTCTCGATGCAGGCCAACCTTATCAGCACAAAGCTTCCGGCACAGGGTGTCGTGAGTGGCGGCGCTAGCGCTTAGGAGGTCATTATGGGAACTGTGAAAACTGACGCTATTGACGCGACTTATACCTATGAAGCTTACCCTGTAGGCACTCGGTACGTGCAATCTGCTGACGAGGTAAACGCAGCCAACTCGACTCACTACGGTGACCGAGAGTGGATCTTCGTTTACAACGACGACTCTTCGGCTTTCGCTGAAGGTAACGTGATCATGCTGGATAACAGCGATTACGCTCCCTTCCACGGACTGCTCTCCACCGCGACACTTCATGTGTATCGGATTCTTGGAGTGGCGGCTCATGCGATTGCTGCAGGTTCTTATGGCTGGATCATCGCTAAGGGTGCGGGTGAAGTTCAGTGTGACGGTGGTGTTGCTCAGGGTGACCGTTTGGTTGCTCATGCAAGTACCGCGGGTATCGCTGATACAATCACCCTGAATGCCGACGCAACCACCGACAACCTCGAGTGTGTCTTTGCTATGGCTCTTGAAGCCGATGCAGGTTCTTCTTCGGGAGACAAGGCCACTTGCTGGATCAACGGTGTGTGGTAGTTAGCTGATTCGTGATACATTAGGGTCGGGGCTCATTGGGCCCCGGTCCTTTTCTTTGGAGGGAAGATGGACGTATCTCTTGGAGCTCTTCGCGAGCGTCTTCTGGAAATGCGAGCGTGGGATAGCTCTGGGTCTACGTTCGACAAGCGGGTTCGCTCTGCTTTGAACGTGGCTTTAGATCGTCTCGCGGGGGACGTTCCTGAAGCGCTTGTTCCCGACGAAGAGCATATCGTTCTGAACAAAGACACGGTCAGCGGAGACCATAACCTGGCGATTAACTACTACACAGATGACCGTATGCTTAAGATTACGGACACCGCTGGAGTCAATCTCGGCAACGCCTCCGTAAATGCAAAAGCGGCTACCTGGTACAGCAGCACGTTCAAGTCCGATGGGACTTGGGACGGCATCATGCACCTGGAGGTAAAAGACACCGCGGGCACTTGGCACCGCAGGCAGTCCCGAGAGTGGTGGGTAGACGGAGAAGTTGTCTACGTTTCCATCGACAGGCCTTGGCCTAATACGAACACGCTGATGACCTTTAGGATCTATCAGCCCGAGTTCTTCGTCAGCGACGATGTGATGCGCATTCTCGAGCCCATGAGGTTGTACGACAACACTCGTCAGCAAGTCTGGGCTATCGACACAGCGGGCGCCTATAGACAAGACATGGTGGATTTCCAGGGAGAGAGCACGGGCCGCCCCTATCGATTCTACCGCAGCAGACACTTTCAAGTACAAGCGCCTCGTCGTGCTGCGCTGGCGCGTTTCCATCTGAAGTGGAACGGTCCCTGGCAACAAGGAAAGTTCTCCTTTGTCTACACCTATGTGTGGGGCAAGAAGGACGACGAGTGGCAGCAGTCTCCGATGGGGACGAACGACCCTGTCTGGGAGAGCGCGCCATCGCCCGTGAGCAACGAGGTTGATCACGACTCTTTGAGCAGTGTCGGTAAAGCCATCAACATTCAGATGACGAACATCGATCAGATGACTGGCTTTGGGGTCACGGGGACTACTCGTAGATCTCACTCAGGATTCCGCCTCCGTATCTATGTTGCGCGCACGGACGTGAAGGAGTTCGGAGGAACAGCCACGGGATACAACAACGTAGAGAAGTCAGGTGTTTATTACTTTCTCACGGAGATTGACCCTGAGGACGTTACCCCTGACGCCAGCTATACGTGGGACGGCAGCGTCGTCCCTGACTACTATCGTCCGCTGAAGCACTCCACTGGGTACTACGCTTATAAGCCTTACCCTCACCAGGATGCTCGCTACGAGATCGACATGCGTGTCCTTAGGCTTCCGCCTAAGTTCATAGACGATCAAGACACCGCGCCGATTCAGCGAGACTCCGTGCCGGCGTTGTTGGAGCTGTCTCTATACTACTTGTGTCTTCAGGACGGTGTAGACCAGAACGGCGCGCAGATGCACCTAAGAAGGTACGAAGAGCTGGCTAAGAAGTACCGTTTGAACTACGCTACACCAGGCAGGATTGTGGAGCCGGTTCCTCTCGGGGGACACTCCGGCAGAAGTCGATATGGTGTCTTCAGCACAAGCGACACCTGATTTCTTGTTATGCTTGCTGTGCGCAATGACGCATTAATCAAAACCAGAGGAACGAATGTCTAAGCAAACGCAGGGATTGACTGCAATCCCGAGGCCCCAGCTGGGCGATCTAATGTATCGCCACACCCTTATTGGTCTTCGGGAGGAAGCCATGGTGGTGAGTATCAGCGGGCCAGAAACAGATCGCAGCATGTGGTCTTCTGTCATGATGACCAAGAACGGGGTCGAGTTCGTCGGTTCCGATCAAGAGCACCGCGGTAAGTACGACTGGGTACCGCTTTCTTGGCAGTATGACGAAGAGCGGAAGGCGTGGGTTTTGCCTGCGGACTCCGAGCAAGCTGTGTCGGACGCAAAGGCTGTAGATGCCAAGGACTGGGATCTACCTACTCCTGTAGAGGGCGAGAGGTACATGACCTGGAGGGCTCGTGCTCTTCGAGAGGTTCCTGGTCTTCGTGGAGCATCTGGAGCAAAAGATATCTTGTCGGACGCCTGGAAGGAGCGCGAGCAAGCCGCTCCTGCTAAGTAGGTAAGATAAATGGCAGGACCTGCGAGCAACCAACCGATTAGCTTTATCGTCCCCGCGGGCGAAGAGCAGGTCCTGTATTCTGCCAGTGCGCTGTCTTACAAGGTTCAGAACCTGGAGCTGACTCCCGAGGGGACGCTCCGGTCTGTAATCGGCCCTACGCGCTACGAGCCTGATAGGACCGAGGATGAGGAAGGCACGACGCACGGAGCTCCGCACGGAATCTATCATGCGGGGCTCCTCGGCGGGATAGCCGATACCTTGATCGTTCGCATGGGAACAGAGCTCAAGAGACACGAGGGGTGGTCTCGGAGCTTTCGCACCTTGGTCACAGACCTGTCGAACGAGCACAGACCGATATATCCAGACCAGTTTACAGTTCTAGGAAACGTCATCATCTGGACAAACGGCATTGACCGAGCCAGGGTTATTGCTCACGATGGCATGGTGGTGCCGCTGGGTTTCGACCAGGCTCCGGGCCCTGCCTTTACAGAAGGTCCTCAGCAGCCTAACCCTACAGACAGAGACACACTCTACTCAAATGCGCTGGGTTATTCTTGGCCGGGAAAGATCGGCACTATAGGGGATGTCCTTGACGGGCAGACGGGAGCTCTTCTTGCAGGTGGTTGGTATTACTACGTGCAGTGGGAGGACGTCTTCGGAAATCTTTCCGCGCTCTCTGCGCAGAGCGCCTTAGTTTCTGTAAAGACCCTGCAGGCAGATCCCTACACCGAAAGCTCAGCTGCGCTTGCCACGGAGATTGACGACCTGACCAGACAGTTTCTGGTAAGGGTGTCTGGTGATGCGCCCGAGCACGCAGTGGCTTTTAGACTGTACAGAACGCCCGACGTTAAGAACAAGAGCGTAGTTCCCCAACTACTTGCTCGGGTTTCGGGCAGCAAACAGTTCTTCTACCCAGACAACCTTCCCGATGCCGCCTTAGGTCCTGTTGCTCTTGAGACCGTGCCAGTCCCCGTGTTTCGCGTCATGTGTACACACCAGGGACGTCTTGTCATAGGGAACACGGTTGACGATCCTGGTGTGGTTCGCCGCTCACAGGTCGGTCTGCCGGGAACCTTTGCTGCGCAAGATTGGATCTACCCCGACTCCGGCGGGTCGGAAGTCACAGGGCTCGCCTCGCATAACGGTAAGCTTATTGCTTTTACCGAGAGCAGTACCTACGAGCTGGAAGATTTTGCTATACCTGTGCCGCTCGCTCAGGGAATCGGGTGTGTCGCGCCTCGATCTATAAAGGCGCTGCCTGACGGGACGTTGATCTGGCTTTCTCGCGACGGCTTCTACGGAATGAAGAACGGTGTGGTCAAGCACCTGAGCCGATCTATCAGCAGGACCATACGCAATTACATCAACAGGACGCGTATGCGGATGGCCGTGTCTGTGATAGATCCAACGAGCGGAGAGTATCGTTGTGCATTAACTCCTGCGGGAGATGTGAATCAGTCCCTTCTTCTCTGCTTTGACGGAGCCCACTGGAAGCGCCAGAAGCTCGGCCTCCACATTGCCGACATCTGTCAGACGGATGACTACAGGCAGTTCGTTCTGGCAGCAGGCTCGCATCGGAAAGGCGCTGTCACGACAATAAAATCTGCCGTTCAAGAGGGCTCAGATAACTTCGAGCTCTCAACGAGTACGGAGACCGTTGTCATAGACAAGAACGAAGTCTATGTCATGGACCGGGCAACTTCCGCTTACGATCCTCCTGATAGAGAGATTATCTATCGCTCGGGTTGGATGCGCGGCGACAAGGTCGGTCTTACGCCGCTGCACATCCGTACTATGTACCTGGGTTTAGTAGACGCCTGGAACGGGAAGTTTACTATTCGATTCTACAGAAACGGTTCTTGGGCGGATGTTGTCAAGATGGAAGACGTCTTGTCCATCGGCCTGGATGACGAGACGGGTGTTGTCGATGACATCACGGGTAAGGCAGTGCTCGGAGCAGCCAAGACACATGACCCTCGGTTGTTCTGGAGGCAGGTCCCGGTTGGTTTAGAGAACGCGTACTCCTGGGCTTTCGAGATAAGCGCGGACTTTCCTACCCGGCTGCACATTGCGTCGTTTGTTTTTGATATTACGACAGCCACGGCAGGTAATGTTCGCGGTCGAGTGCCTAAGCGCGACGATGTCTGAGGAGAAATAAGATGCCTTACATTTTTCCTAAAAGACAACTGCGAGCTCCTGATGTCTTAGATCCAACAGAGCTGAATGAGGACTTCATTCCTGCTGTTGAGGTCGTGTGCGGCAAGCTAAACGCGCACAACATCGAGCAGACGTCTTCGCTTACTCTTGAGACGGACGGCTCCTCCACCCCTTACTACAAGTACTACCTGTCCGAGCAAGCTGCCGATCCCGGCTTTGGAGCCTCGGGGGCGCACACGCCGCCACGAGCGTCGGCTACTGATTATGAGCACATTATCAGAAACGACATGGAGTGGGACGCGATAGACTCGATGAGCGTTTCAGCAACAACAGGACTGTCCACGCTCTGGGTTACCGGCAGGGTCCAATACATCTGGCTGGGTTTTACCGCAGAGAATACCGAGCTAAGAACGATAACGGTGACAAACGCGGACGGTGACAAGGAGACACAGTTAGTGTCTAGCACTATATCTGGACACCGGTGGAGTAAGGGAACAATACCCTGTCGTGTGCAGTTTGCTGTTCGAGTAAACGGGGCTGTCTTACCTCACACTGTTACAGGCAAGATCAATCCCTTTGAGCCTTCCGTGTTACCCGTGAAAGCTGTAAGTCAGCGCGTAGCCTCTTTGGATTCAAGCGGTAGCGCTGTAGGCGGTTCCCGGTTTCCTGGGCCCGGTATGGAGTGGGATAGCCAGGCGACTGCTTGCGGACCTGAGGCTTGCTCGATTCGTATAGGGACGGCGGTGGTTGTCCAGCCTGGAACGCACACGGTAGATATTGTAGCAAGAAGGGTCCCTCCTGTGGGCCAAGAGGTTTACTCAGGAACTGGCTTAGAGGACACGTCGAAGTGGGAAGAGAACTACGTCGCTGTCTTTAACAGATCGCTGTTTGTGCTGGACGTTCCTACCTTTCCTCCCACAGCTTCTAACGTAGTCAGCACGGTGGCAGACACCTTTGATTCTGAGGAGACGATCAGCGCAAAGAGCCTCGGGTTAAATAAGATAGATGTTGCTCGGGATGCTCTGAACTCTCTTGAGGCAGGCTCTTTAGCCCGTGGGGCTTTGTGTAGAGATCACTTGCCTTCTGCTGTCGTAGCAAAGGCGACAACAGCGGTGACAGGAGACCCGGTGTCTGTGTCTGCCGACTACCCCGGCTGGTCCACAGCGACGAAGACCACCTCCAGCTCAGGGACAGGTTGGTATCTCCTGCGTGACGCGAGCTCTAATCAGCTTAAGACAAGCGTAGGGTTTTCCTTGGACACAACGTCTGTGTTTATTGTATTAGGAAACGCACACGTTCAGTCTCTACGAAACTCTACAACTAGCTCAGACCTGAACGAGTTCGGGTCTCTTGTTATTGGCTACGAAGACGCGGGCGGTGGTTTTCACATCATACCTGTTAGCGAGGCGTACATTAACCACTACGCAGCTCTGCACGGTTTAGTATCGACTGACCCTGATTATACTTTTAAAGAGCAGATCGACGTTCCGCTCTTTGCAGCTATCACCTCGGCGGACGTGTCTGCCGCAACGGGCGGCTCCACTGTATCGCACTTCGGCATCTACGCAGCGACGATGTCTGACGTCGGTCAACCCAAGCTGATGTTCCGTAGAGGTAACCTCAGCGTCATTCAAGTCATGGTGTGATATGACGGTTATTACTCCGTATAACTACGTCGACGGGAACGTCCTTGACCCCGACGGGCACAACGACAACGTGTACTCGAGGCAGGCAGGAAGGGGCATCCAGTCAGAAGCTAATGGCGGTCTGAACTCTTTTAAGGCGGACTTTGCTGTTAAGAAAGAACATGTCTGGCCTGAAGAGGCCGTGCGTATACGACAAGACTCTGCTCTGGAGACTATAGATATCTTCAGTGACGCTCACGCAGACTCTGGAACTGCGAAGTACCGCGTGGTCGCCGGGTGTGCGGTAAAAGTCTACGTGCCCTACGCGGCTACCTTGGCGCTCTGGGAGTGGTCTGTGTTTATCAGCCAGGCCAGGTTCTTTGTTCATCTCCAGGATCAGGTGTTCAGCCCAAAAGACGACGGGTCCGTGGCTGTCGCCGCAAAAACGGCTGAGCCTAACATTATCATTCGAGCTCGTTTGACGGACAGCGCTGGCACAGTGACGAACCTCGCTCACTCTAAGAGATTGTTAGCACAGACTATCGGGTTTGATGACAAGGAGCCGACCGGCTCTCTTCCGACGTCTTACGAAGATAGATCTGCCCTGCACTTCGGAATGCACCATCTTCAAGAGTCTGTGGCCGCGGGGTGGCATGAGCTTTCTCTGACTGCTCATCAAGAGTTTGTAACTCACGAGGTAGACGACGATTCCCGAGAACTGTTCCAAGCAGAGCTTGCGCGCTCTAGAGGGCAGACCACTGTTAATAGAGATCACGTCTTTTATCAGAGAGCTAGCTTCGGTATTCGAAACGCACGCGTGCTCACTCTTCTCTAATCGAATACAATATATTTCCTGTTGGAGGAGAATATGCCTATTACTGCTGCGACTGTAGGAACTATCGCTGCCCTGGGGGCGGCTGAGGCGGCTGCTCCGTTAATCGGGCAGGGGATCGCCTCTTTAGGAGCTGCTGGGAGAGAGCGTCGAGCGATGTTTCGTGAGGCGATTGCTCGCAGGCAATCGGGTAAGTACGGCATGTCCCGTGCAGAAAAGGACCAGCTTCAAGAGGACCTTGCGGGCACTCCCTCCGCGGGAGACACGACGGGTTCCGTCGGTGTAGGCGTCGGTCCATCTGCTGGTCGCTTAGCGGCTGCTAATCAAGCTAAGCTTCGCGAAGCTATGGATATGCGAGCCAAGGCGCGCGGCAAGGTTAACGAGCTGTCTCAGCAGAGGGCACTTGCTCAGAAGACAGCAGACGATCAGTTGATTAATCAGCGTGCGCTTGATGCGCAGAAGCTCGGCGCAGCGATCGCAGATACTGCAGTAGCCGCCGGCACGGGCGCTTACGCCGACGTTAAGCAAGGGCGAGAAGCTCGTGCGAAACAGGGGGTCGAAGCTATCCTTGAGTTAGACCCCGCTGCGCAGGCGGCAGCAAAGACCGCGGCGAGTACAGCAAGCGCCATGGGAGGAGTAGGGTAATGTCTGAAGTAGACAGGCTAAGGCAACAAACGTATGGCGGAAGCGCTTCGACTGCCGACCCATCAGATAGGTCTGTTGGCAGGTACGACCCGGAAGTAGGGAAGTCGATTCGGAAGCTGGAAACTGAACAAGGAAAAGATTACGCGAGGCTTGAAGAGGGCGTCACGGAAGCTGAAAAGGATGTTCTCAAGGCTCAGGTAGATCTGGCCCAAAAACTTCTCGATCATAAAGCTGCTTTAGAAAGTCTCGCTCAGAAAGATTCGGAGGACTATAACGACAACGTCACTAAGCTCAAGACGGAGCTGATTAAGGCTCGTGCGGCTTTAGCAGACAAGCGCGCTGCTTGGAATACAAAAGCTGTTGACACAGCAAGAAGAGCCGGGTCTGACGCATCTGTTGCAGGCAAGAACCCTGCCGCGGCTGCTTGGACCTCTGTTTCTGACGGACTTGTAGGAGATCAAAGCACTACGGTGTTAGATCCCCAGCTTCCAAAAACTCTTAACGAGATCAAAGACTCTTTTCCTTACGGCGTAGATTTCGACAACAATTTTAACCTTATTAGCTGGGGGTCTATCACAGATTACACGACCCGTTCGTCCGTCCAGACCCTTTTGGACAGGGCTCAGCGTGTAAAGCTTGGTTTAGACGACGCGGAGAGCGAGTACAATGATTTTGAAAGACAGCAAGGTGAGTTAGAAACTCTGCTTGCTACGCCCACCGAGACTTACGGCGCTACGCCGGAGTCACGGAAAAAGCACTATGAGGATGTAACAGAGCAGTACAACAAGCTGTACAACGCTATTATCGGCACAGACCCTTACGAAAGGGCTCGGGATAGGCTGTATAGAAAAGAAGACGAGCAGTACTTTACAACGCAACGAAGAATTCGACTTGACAAGCTGTACGACGTCTACACGGGAGGCGAAGGCACCGCTTCTGCCACCGATAAACTGAAGCTGGGTCAGGCCATACAACGTCTTGAGCAGACAGGTTGGCGCGCAGATAATCGTCCTGGTGATAACGTCGGTAAGACATTTGACGACACCGGCGACGGCGTCGTAGATCGATACATCGCGACGCCCGATGACCTCAAGGCCATCCTTGAGTGGGATACTCAGAAGAACCGCGGCGCGGGCAAGTACGGGGTTAAGCGGGGTTCAACAGGTTCCTTAGTTCGTTTCGAGGTGAAGGCTACGCCGCAGCAGCTGGCTTCCATGCGAGATGAAGATGGTCAGTACTCTTACGTTGTCGGGGAAGACGGCCAGAGATCTTACCTGTCGCCGTCGGAAGCCAAGGCTGTGCTGGACGCTGCTCTCAAGCCTGCTCAGGCGCAAGCAGTAAAAATCACGGCAGGAAAGCACACCAAAGACGGCATCCGGCTCCCCAACGGCCAAGTTATGGTTTATAAAAGCGGCAGCCTGGTGGAGTTTCCGCCTGCCCTTCTGGAGCAAGCTACCGTAGAAGACGTCGGTTGGTATTCGTCAGAGCAGACCGTGGCGCTGCAGTCTGGCAGCCCGCCAGCACAGGCAGATCTTAAGATAGCTACTTCTCCTGAGCCGGTCTCTTCTCCTGTTCAGCGGACCCCAGAGGCTCCTCCTACGACGTTTACTCGCGAAGGCGAGAAGATGAAGATCCATGCCACCGACCAGATGACGTACCCTGCGGGGTCGATTCGTCTTCGCGGTGGGGAGACCATCTCTGCAGATCAAGTCGTGGGTCCCGTCCAGTTGTTCGCTTCTCTCACGCAGGACTTTGGGCTCACAGGAGATCAAGGCTCTTATGCGAAGTGGAAGGGTCTTCAGGCTCAAGGAAAGGTGCGTGAGTTTGTCTCTGGCGGAGCTCTAAGCAGGGGTCCTATCGCTTCTCGCATCCTCGGCGGGCTCCAGTTTGACACCTACGGAGTAGCGGGTAGACGAGCTCTTGACAGTATTTTCGGGAGACAACCGAGTGCTGAAGATCGCCAGTTCGTCGAAGACCCGTCCGCTGTGTCCGAAGAAGACCTGGACGAGGCAGCCGGGCTTACTGATGAAGCGCCCGCAGGCGAGACTCGAAAGGAGCGACGTTCTCGCAAGGAGGAGATGAAGGAGCAGATGCGGCGCAGCGCAGAGAGGGATGAGTTGCCTGAAGAAGCGCTTGAAGAAATCCCTGAGGGAGAAGAGGCTCCTCGTCCAGAAATGTTGGCAACAACTCCTGGCGAGCGGCGCCCAGGCGCTCCTTTAAGAACAGACGCTCTGGACATTAAGGACCAGCAGGTTCCTGAAGAGACGGTGGCTTCTCTTGCCACAGATGCCATGGCTAAGAAGAAAAGAGAAGAAAAAGCGTTGGAGGTGCCGCCCGACCTGAGCATCGTAGGTAAGCTAGACGAAATAGACGCTGCCGCTAAAAAAGACGCTCGTATGGCGGCTATAGAAGAAGGTCGTGAACTGGACAGGGCTTATAGCGAAGCTTTAGCCGATTGGAAAGACGCTGGTTCAGACCCGGCCAAGAAGCCTAAGAGACCCGTTAGTGTGGTAGATCCTGCGCCAGAGCCCTCTGTAGAGGAGTCCGAGGAGCCCTTTGTTCCTGCTGAAGAGCCTATCGGTGACGTGCCGGAAGAGACGCCACGAGCTCCGCTGACAGAGAGACAAAAGAAGAAGGCGGCTCGTATTCTTAAGAGAGGCGACCTTCCTGTCATCAAAGGAGAGCCTGGGAAGCCTGCTATGAGCGACGAGGAGGTGCGAGCGGCTCTTGAAAGACTCGATGCTCGCCCTAAGCTGCCTCCAGGTTCTTTCGATATAGAGAAAGACTTTAGTGACCTGGACGAGATGGAGACGGCCTTTGGCACCACGAGCAAGAACCCGTCTCCAGGTCTTCGTGCTTTGATATCTTTCGGTGATAAGATCAACAGCGACAAGACCTTGGCGGAGAGGATGAGGGCGAGACGCGCCAAGAGTCCTACGGCCAAGATAGACGCGGGTGATGAAATCGTGCCTTCTGCAAGCGGTACTCCGGTCAACCCTGATAAGGGATCGACGGTTCAGGAAGAGGAGGAATAGCTGTGTCGAATATAAATATAGTCAAGGCAGGGGCAACGGCAGGGGCAGGGGCAACGGATGCCGCGGAGCTCCTTGACTTTATGGAAGGTATTGACGACGATTCGTCTGACACTGTCGGTACGGACACGTCTGTCGGTACGGACACGTCTATCGGTACGGACACGTCTGCCGATAGGGGCGCGCCCGCCGCTCGACCTTCTGGCCGAGCAACAGGCGGACAATCGATTCCTTCGCGGCCTGCCGCCGAGCCTGCCGCCGAGCCTGCCGCCGAGCCTGCCGCCGCCGCTCCTGTCGCTCCTGTCGCCGCCGCTCCTGTCGCTCCTGTCGCCGCCGCTCCTGCCGCTCCTGCCGCCGAGCCTCTCAACTGGGATGAGCTTCTTGGCGTAGGCGACATTCGATCTGACAGGCGAAGACGAGCCGCTAAGACTAAAGCCATTTCTAAGATAGAAAGCTTTGGTATAGACTACGATCGCTGGGCCGGGTTGCTTGATGGGTTGAATGATGAAGGAAAGAAGGCGCAGCCCTACGAATCCGCTCAGTACTTGATGGAGAAAGGCGCCGCTGGGGGAAGACCGCCTCCAGCGATAGTGACTCAGCAGGGAAGCACTCCCGACGGTCCTAAAGTCTTTGGGGCCGAGGACAAGGACCTCGTTGCCGTCCACATCAGCTCTCTGACAGGAGAAGGCAAGTCTTTCAAAGACATAAACGACCTGATAGCCAAGGGTGCGGGAGACTACTTTCTGGGTAAAGAGTGGACTGATTGGTATCTTAACGAGATACAGAAGACAGGTTTACAGGGCTGGCTAACGATTGAGCAAGAGAAAGCTTTTGGTCTGGTTCCTTCTGAGGTTCCTACAGTTGGCGTGCTTGAGAAGGGACATCAGTACACCCCTATTTCGCAGCTGATGGAACAGGGACACGTCCGTTCCTACAGCATGCTCGGGCAGCGAGGGGTCGTCGATCTCGATGCTGTGCGCACAAAAGACGCCACAATGAAGGTGCTTCGTGCCGCTAAACTCATGGAGAAGAGGGGCGTCGACCCCGAAACAATAGAGCAGTTTAAGTACGCGAGCGGAGTTGATCCGAGAGAAGAGGCCAACTTTAATGCCTTAGTGGCCCAAGAGTTTTCTCGACTTAAACAATATGACGATTCTGGGGCCATTCTTCCGATAGGAGCTCGTGGTAGGATTGTGGAGCTTTCCGAAGCAATCGCTTCAGCAGAGAAAGCGCTGGCTGCTGCTAAGGCAGAGCCAGACACGGCCACTAACAGAGCTGCTGTAGCGAAGGCCCAGCAGAAACTTGATGACGCTAAAAAAACCTACGAGGCAAAAGTACAGATCGCGCAGTTCAGTTCCCACGAAGACATCGACGAGAATCCAGGCCAGCGAAGAATATACAAAGAATACTCGGAGACTATGGGGCCCTTAACCATGGGCACGCATGACGAAGCGAGGATGAAGATAGGTCCTGTGTCGGGCGCTACTGTCCGATTGGATAAAAGGCCGGGTCTAGCTCTAGCTCAAGGGACCGTGGGAGGAACGGACGCCGCAGCTGTTGAAGATCTGGAGCAGCTCGCTGCATACGTTGTTCACCAGAAGACCCGCGTTGCTGAAGCGTTCTACAGAAGAACGCAATTAGGTAGACAAGCAAAGGCTCTAGAGCAGACAGGGTATACGGGGGCGCAGTTGGATGCTGCCAGATCTTACGCCGATTCTAACTTTCCTGCGGTAGAACGTGAATGGAGAGGAATTGTGCCTGACCTAAGATCCGATTGGAATAGAAAAGAGGGCGTAGTGATCCCCGAGAGAGCTCGTCAGAGAGAAGTCGAGCTCGAAAAAGAAAAAAACAAATGGTATGAATCTAAGGGCTACTCTTTTAGCGTCTCGGAAGGTCGATATCTCTTGACGGAAGACGCCCGCTTGGCTGACGCACAAGCCGACACTCTTCGGAAAATAGCTAACGAACAACAAGCAGCCACAGAAGACATTAAGCGATACAAAGAGGGTCTCCGGGCTATGGGCGTATCCACTGAGTATTACGGGGGCGTAAGGTAAATGTCTGACGAAACAGATGTCCTGAGTGTCGAAGAGCCTGTTGTCGAAGAAAAGTCAGCGGCAGAGCTCGCGGAAGAGCGGATTAGGGAGCTTTCAGGCGATGTAGATTATTCTATAGAAGAGGGGTTGTCTGTAGGACAGGCTCGCGGTGCTGAGGTCGAGGCTAAAAAGGCCGCTATTAAGGAGCGTACCGAGACTATCGATCAGTTGGACGTTCGAGGGCTGTTGCACTCTGTCAGTTACGGCAGGAGTCAACAGATAAAGGGCGTTGTAAAACAAGGCTACGAGTCCCCTGACTCCATCTTAGAGAGTCATGCAGCGCGCGTTAATATGACTCCGATGGAGCTCCGCGGGAACCTGATAAAGTATGGGTACGGCTGGGAGTGGATGGCAGACGCCGTCGGTCGCGAGGGTCGTTCTGTAGATGATGTTCTTAAAGAGGCGAAGTCTCGCGGAACAGTTGCTCTGCTCCCTGAGCGCGAGCGGGAGATCCGCATGCGCGGAGAGTCTCTCCGCGACGTCGCCGTTGATAAGTATATCGCGAAGGGAGAGGCTATCCCCGACGCGTTCCTTGACGACGCGTTTGTCGTGTCAGACACGCGTAACGCCATCATCGGTATGGACGCGGACGAGGAGGGCATGGCGGACATGTTCTCCGGCGAGGTCGGAAAGGACAAGGTCCTTAGCCGCCCAGGAGAGAAGGGCTACATAGAGGCGCAAGTAAACTCAGAGATGCTTCTCAGCATGCCCGATATAGCCCGGCTCGTTACCGAGTACAGCGGCACAGCGATGGGCGGAGACCAGTACCTCCGCAAGCGGAAAGAGAAGCTCTCAGCAGAGTATGCCCGCATCAACGGAAAGGAGCCCGACTTCTCCGCGGTCCGTGCTATGCACATGCAGGCAGCCAATGAGCTCGCTACTTTTAAGGTGGTGGGTGTCTGGCACTCGCCGATCTTTCTTAGAAGCGACACGCTCTTGCCTAAGGAAAGAGGCACCGATGCTCAGGGGCTCAGCCTCTATGACGCGTTTGCGCCTACCGTAGAAGTTATCGGCGTAGACAACAAAGGTCGCTTTGTTATCCGCGAATCCACCGCGATGTCTCACCTGTTCGATAAAGCCGACGCAATGCAGGCAGGTGTTGTAGGCGCAGTCAAGTATGGCGGCTGGGAGGGAGCGAAGCGGGGTATCGCGGAGAATCGAAACTTTCTTGAGGCTTCTATAGAGACAGCTTCTGCTGAGGACTTAGGTCTCTTCGGAATGTCCGTGGCTGGCGGCGTGGGCCTACTCGGAATGGTGGCTTCTCCTGACCTGCTCTTTAGCGCTGCAGGAGCGCCTAAGGAGTTGAGAAAGGTTCAAGACACCGTCAGGGTCATGAAGGGCGGGACCCAAGCGAGCAAGGCTCTTGAGACTATGCTCACTGCTTATAAAGCACAAGATCCTGCCGCTTTCGCGAGGCTGAGCAGACAGTTTGCTGCCGAGCACAAGCTTAGTGCAGAGCAGATAGACCAGCTCACAGTGAGCTTGTCTCCGCTCATGCAGAAGCAAAACCCCGACATCGGGGGAGCCGAGGGCATCGCCCTGGCCAACGCCCTCCCAGGGAAAGCGGGTGAGCTGCGGGTCAACCTTGCTCCAGAGATTCGCAAGGTGCAGTCTAAGCTGTCTACTAAGCCCGCGAGTGAGAAGGGTCAGAAGCCTCCGAAGAAGGGAGAAAAGCCGAAGAGACCTTCTGCCGCCGAGGAGACACCAGGTGTTACACCCGACCTCTATGATTTCGAGCGTCAGCTTAAGATCATCGAAGACGAACGAGAGCTGATAAACCTCAAGGGTATCGACGACGCCTCCTTCAGGGGGGTGCTTGATAGAAAGATAGCTCTTCAGCGCACGGAGCTGCATAAGATACTGGAAGACGTCGGTCCTTCTAAGCAGGCTTATGAATATCGTTCTCAGCTCGGCGAGTCCCTGGGCGACGCCATGCGAGACCCCAACGCTTGGTACAAGAGCCAAGAGGATATTCTTCGGCAGTACGATGGTATGGCGCGCACCTATACCGGCAAGAAGAAAGACGCCCTTAAAGCGATCGATGACCAGGTAAAGGCTGGTGCGATCGACAGCAAGAGAGGCAAGGAGCTCAAGAAGGAGATCAACGCCGCGGCCAAGGCGAGACAGCAGGCGTATGAAAAGCTCCGCAAGATTCGAGACGAGGCACTGAAGCTGAAGCAAGAGATGCCCGACAAGGCAGCTCAGCTTGCTCTCTTAGATCGAGCCGAAGCGGCTGTGATGACCAACATGGAGACGCGTGCCGCGGCCTCGTATGTCTTCTACAGCACGTTGATGGACAAGCTAAACCCGTATGGGAAGAAGCTGCTTGGCGTCGGTAAGAAGCGTACAGATCTAATAAAGAAGACTCTCGCAGATGACCTGGAGGCGTATGCAACACTGAGTGAGAACGCCCTTAAGTTTACTAAGCAGGCTATGGATAACTTTAATGTTAGCCGTAGTGAGGCGCTGAACGGCGCGCGTTGGTTAGAGTCTCGGGCTCGCCAAGCGGCGCGTAAGAAGGGAATCACTGTCGACGAGTGGTGGGAAACCCGCATTAAGGGCATCGAGTCTCGAGAAGACATACAAAAGATCACACAGGGTACCGGCGGTAAGAAGCCTAAGGACGTTGACGAGGGTGAGGAAGTCGTCGAGGAAGTCGTCGAGGAAGTCGTCGAGGAAGTCGTCGAGGAAGTCGTCGAGGAAGTCGTCGAGGAAGCAACGGACTTTTCTGAGGTAATAACCAAGGCTTTGTCAGACCTGGAGAAGGCTATAGAGCCTTTAGACGAGCAGACCAAGTTTCTTGGAAACGCCTACAACAGGGTCAATAGAAGTGCCCTGAGGGATGTACTTAGCTCTTATTCTACTGTTAAGTACTCCGACGATATGGATGTCTTCCTGGAAGACTTGTCCAAGACCATACGAAGCAACCAACAAGACATCGCCAAGGTCACTGACCTGCGGGCTAAAAAGGATTCTTCTCTTGCTGCGCAGAAGCAGGCTGAGCTGCAGAAGGTTCTGGATACAAGAAACGAGATTGATCGGCTGCTCAGAAGTGTGCAAGACAACGCGAGCAATATCAAGCTTGAGCCTGCGCCTCCGATCAAGCCTGTTCCTTCTGTTGAGGAGCTAAGCCTTCCTCCTGCGAAGCCGCTCCCCGAGCCGCCGAAGGGTATGCCGAAGGCCAACAAGAAGGGCTTCGGTTACACGGAGCTGTCTCCGCTTGCTCTTGAGAAGGAGAACAAGTTCCTCGCCGATATAGGCGAAGAGATCTACACTCTCGACAGCTACGATTATTACACGTTGACGGTGGGCCAAAGAAAAGCACTAATAGACTTTCAAAAGGGCTTTTTAAATCGCATAAGCAACCGCCTTGAAAGTGTTCGGAAACAGGACTTTCCAGACATTGTTTTTCGTCTTCAGAAAGGCGTCTTCTCTGAAGTACGGACGATTGTTCCTTTAGATCTCAAGGGCAACCTTATCGCCCGCGCGGATGTCCCTGAAGAACTTCAAGAAGTCATACGCCAATTCGAGGAGGCCGATGCCTACCTCAGCAGCTCTCAAGTGCGAGCAAAAAAGCGAGGCCTTGCGCCCAGGGAGTTGTACGATCACCTCGTCCAGTTCGATGCGCGCGTCAATCCCGATGCTCGACTTAGAGATGCTGTGCAGTGGCTGTATGACCACGGCCAGAACGCCGGATGCCGAGCTATCTGCCGACGATTGATTCAATCAGGCCAGATAGACGAGGGGGCTAGGTTCTTCGTCTTGAACGGGAGTGGGGCCTTAAGTATCGGCAAGCTCGACGCCTTTCTTGTCTCTGCGGGGGAGAGCAAAGTAGGGACAAAGCCGAAAGATTTCCGAGGCCTTGCGTCTGGGGATTATGGCACAGGCTTTTCTTGGAACATCGTCCGCGGTAGTGGATACAAGTCGACAGGGCTTACGGAAGAGACCATAGTCCACGAGATGCTCCACAACGCCACGTCGGAGGTCCTTCACCTCGCCTTAGTGCGTGGTAGGGGTACGCCGGCTGTCAGGAAGGCGGCGAAAGACCTGGATGATTTCGCGGTACAGATCTACGACATCGCAGAAAAGGAAGTCAGACGGCTGAAAGCCAAGAAGGGTAAGACGTTTGAAGAGGAGAGGCGGCTTTCAACAGCTAAACACATTCTCAAGCCATATGTTCTCGGCAGCGGAAAAAGAGATGAGGTGATCAACCAGTTTAACCGTAGCACAGAGCTCGTCTCTTACGCGATGTCAGACCCTGAAATTCAAGTGTTCCTTCGCAGCATCCCTATCGAGGAAGTTCTAAAGGCAGGCGAAGAGCCACGCACGATGCTCGACAAGTTCGTGGAGTTGATCGGCAGGCTCTTCTCCCCCGGAGGAAGGAAGCTCCCCGCGGTGGAAGAGAACGCCTGGCATCGAGCGCTTCTTCTTTCAGAAGACGTGCTTGCCGCATCAACAGCGCAGTCACTGTTCGCAGAGAAGACAACGGGTGTCAAGAACACGTATGCCGCCTGGCGGTCTAATGACAGCTACGAAACTACGGTATTTCTCGAGGACGTCAACTTACTGGACGCCTCGGTCTATGGAGACTTCAAAATTCAGCGTCAAGCCCTTAACGACGATCTTTTTGAGGCTTTAGCGTATCACCACAGCTTCCTGTCAGGACGGAGCTCGGTTCCGCCTTCGGACCTACGGCTCTCCGATCTTCGGAAGAGTCTCGATGCGTTCGAAGCGGGCTTGCCCAAGGTTCTCGAAAAGGTCGATGCCGCAGCGGCAGACCTCGCGCTGAAGACAACTGAGAACGGGGCCTTTGGCAAGAACCTCAAGGACACAGAGTACGAGATCGCCCTCAGCGCAGAGGGAAGCGCTGTACGCAAGAGCGCGGATGAGGGGTTCGTTTATCCCAAGAAGTACGCGAAGCTGACCAAAGCAGAGCTTGAAGATCTTGTCGTTAGTCTGAATAAGACCTTGAAGGAGCGACCTTCCGAGGGTGTTGACGCGCTCCGCACGGCTGCTTTCGACGAGCTTATGGATCTCCCCTTTATAGACGGGCTGAACTCAGCCGCAGGAGACTTCCGGTATATCAACGACGTAGATTTCTGGGAGATGCACAATCTCCCGAAGACAGCCACGCTTCAAGAGGCAGCGGACACGCACCTGAAGGCGTTGAAAGAGCGGCTAAAGGAGCAACAGATTACTTTCGATCAGAAGGTCGAGCTTAAGACAGAGCTTCTGAAGACTAAGATAACTGGCCTGCTTGAGCGAGAGCACGCTGCTTTTCGTGCCTTCGCTGCGGATATACGGAAGGACGACCTGTTCTCTGCCTCTCTCTACGATGAGCCTTTGTCCGCACTCGATCCAGGGGCGACTCGGGCTGCTGAGGAATCCAAGCTGTTTGATGATGCTGAACTGGCAGCTCTTAAAGATAGATCAAGGAGAACCAGCACCCAGGCGCAAGAAGGAATCACCCCAGCAAATGTAGGAATCAAGGGACTTTCCGAGGAAGGCTACGGGGATGTTCTTAGGGCAAATCCCACAGGACGTGCTGCTGCCGAGTACATCGTACAAAACGCGGACAGTGCCTCTTACCGTGTCATTGCACAGCGAATCCTTCCTTATTTGGATGATGTGGAAGTCAAGGTTGTGGGCATGGGAGACGCTGCTCCTACCTCGATAGCTCATGGATTAGCCGCTGGGCGTAGTGAAATAGTTAAAGGAGAAGCGGGAGCGACGGTATGGATTCGGGGCATTCCAGGTTCTGCTTCGGGGCTAAAAACAGAGACTGTTCTGCACGAGCTTCTGCATGCTGCAACACAAGCTCGATTGAAGGACGCACAATATATAAAGAACCAGGACACCCGACTTGGTGCTGCTTGGACTGAGCTGAGAGAGCTTACTGGCGAGGTTATTCCTGAATGGCAAAAGAGAATAGATGCAGGTAAACCTGTTGGACCGCCATCGTACATCAACATGGATGAGGTCATTGCGTGGGGGCTGACCAACAAAGAATTTCAGGACTTCCTACAAGGAATTAAGCTGGAGGGAAACCAAACGGCCTTTGATAGGTTTGTCAATATCGTAGCTGCTCTGCTCGGTT